TGAAAGTCGGTATTACAAAAGAATTGGCTGTTTAGTTACCTTAAAGGTAATAAAACACAAAAACAAGAATTAGACTTAATATCCAGTTTAATTACAGGTGTCCCATTTTTGAAAATTCGACTGTAAGTTATTTGAATTTCCATCTGGAAATATAATAGAAATACAAGGATATGAACATTTTGCTATAAAAGAATTATTAGAAAATGGTATATCAGAAGAAGATATTATAACAGGTTCTGATAAAGTTCCAGAGATTTGGTATATTGATTCAGAAAATAAATGTATTGAAGTAAAGTCAGAATGGACTTTGAAATTACAAGAACATTGCATGTCTTATAAACAAAACGCAGCAAAAGAACAAGGATACGACTATGAAATATGGATATATAATCATAAAGGAGTAAAATTAAGAATAGAATAAATTTAAAATTTTATAACATTTGTTTTGTTATAAAATTAATTACCTACCATCATTAATATTTCTAACTACATATCCATGTTCTCCTTTACCTAATTCTTTTCTCAATTTCTTTAACTTTGATACCAAATTATGTAAAAAATCATCTTCTTCACTGTTCTCATCTGTAAAATAAAATGGAGGTGCTATTAAAGTATTTTCAGGTTGTGTATTATATACTTCATCATAATCATCCAAAATATATGTATTCTCTTTTGTATAACCGGGTAATTTATATATATCCCATAAAATACTTAAATCTTTCGATCCATTTTTTAATTTATTTGATATCTTACAATGATAAGAAAAGAATACATAATCTAATTTTCTTTCTGGTCTTCCAGCCAATACTAATTTCTCTATTATAAATAAAGCATAATCTTTGCTTGCTGCAGTCCATACTGATACATTAAAATTTTGAAACAAATAATCCAAGAATTTTTGTAATCCTGGTCGACCAAATATTACGTAATAATTTTCCATATTATGAAAATCAAAATTTATTGCTTTATGTTTATTGGATTCTATATCATATATCTCTTCTTCATCATCTTCATCCTCTTCTTGTAATATTTCTCCTGATATTATACTTTGGTCTAAATCTAGAAATATATTTATTTTCTTATGTATACTATCATCTTTATATATTTCTTCTTCTATCGTGTTATCTTCTTTAACTTTGTTTTCATTTAAATCATTTTCTTTAAATATGTTTTCATCATTTTCTCTATTATTTATGTATAAACTATCTATCTTATTTTTATATTTAGTATATATATCTTTATTTTCATCAATATATTCTTCAATATTTTCGTTTATCATTTTATTTTTATAAACATTATTTAAAATTTTAAATATTCATTATAAAAATTTAAAAACAATGAATCAAAATTTTGTTATTCTTTTTAGTAAATATTCTCCCGTCTGTAAAAAATTCGTTGAGATTATTGAAAACGCTAAATTAAATATTAATTTTAATTTACTTTGTATCGACAATTCTAATATCCGCGACAGAATTAAAAACTCAAACGATATCGATATTAAACAAGTTCCTTGTCTTCTCATTCTTTCCGGTGCAAACATCGATAAATATGAAGGTCAAGATTGTTTTATATGGATTAATGATATTATTATTCAACAAAAGAATTTACTACTTCAACAACAACAAGAACAACAACTTATCTTACAGCAACAAATGAATGAAAAACTTAACAATATTATCAATGATGAACCTAAAAAACAACAAGAACAATCTTTACCTCCTGAACAAAATAATAATAATACTTTCACTGCTATTGACGATATCGATTCTAATCTTGAAGATGAAAATATGATCGGTGATATTAAAATTGAAAGTACTTACAGAGATTTTGATATTTCTGGAAATGGTGGTTCTTCTGCTAAAAAAAGACCTGATCATGCTAAAAGGGAAAATTTATTATCTGCTGCAATGCAAATGCAAAAATCAAGAGAATTAGAAGATAAAAATATGAGTAAAAACCCAAATTTTTAATTTATTGATTATTTTTTCTTTTTCTGGATTTTCTTACGGATTTTCTTACGGATTTTCTTTTTGATTTCCTTTTCTTCATTCTGCTTTTTGATTTAGTTCCATCTTTCTTCATTATTTTTGTCATACTTATTGTCAAAGATGTAGGATTTTTTTTATGTGCTTGTTCTATATATTGGAATAAATATTTCTTTTTATTTTCACCTATATAATCGGTTCTTGATTCAAGTAAAATATTTTTCATTAATTTAAGAATAAAAGTATCACTATTTACTGGATTTTTTACTAACAAATTAACTAAAGATGGTATTATTTCTGTCATAGTTTTTGACAAACTAGACAAGGAAGACATTTTATCATCATTAAAAAATACTTCAATAAAATTATCTTCAAAAGATTCGCCAATATATTTTTCATCCATATTATCTAAGAGTATTTTTAAAGCATCATTAAATCTGTAGGTGTCTAGTAAACTATTTATTTCTAAAATTCTAATAAAATGTATCATCTCTCGTTCCTTTCCTGAATAATCTATTTTTTCAATTTTGTAAATTTCATCTTTCACTGCGTCATTTTTTAGTGATTCTTTTAGTTTTTCGATATCAATAACTTTACCTTTATCACTTAAAGTTAGATATTTTTCCATTTTATTAATATAAAGATAAAAAATCCAATTTTTTAGTTTAAATATTATATTTTTTTATAATAAATGGAAAATACTTTTTATCTTTCTGACCAACAACGTAAATTTATTGGTTCTAATATTGATGATAATCCTATCGTACAACAATTTTTTAGCAAAAATACCGTCGATTATATTTCTAAAAAAATTACTTCAATGACAAAAAATGTTGATGAAAGAGGACGTCAAATTATTCTACCTGATGATAAAATTTTACATCTTATGAATACTGTTTATTTAAGTTATAATCCTCGACAAGGTTTCGATCAATTTTGGACTCCGAATGAATATTTACAATCTTTAATTGGTCAAACTATTACACAGGCTGTTTTTGATATTAAAAATGTTTTAGGGTATGAACAATGTGTTGCAAAATATACTGTTTGGGATACTATTTTAGGTGATTATAATAATAGAGGTATGAGAAGTTATGCACCAATTAAATTAAAAGAAAAAAGACCTAATTCTATGGAATTTAATATGCATTATTAATTTTTTATAATTAAAACAAAAGTTATTTAAAAAAAAAAATTTTTTTTTTATTTTATTAAATAAAAAATGCAATCACGAAGAAATTTTTCAAATTCTATGAATCCCGGTTCTAACTTTGGACAACAAAAAAATCAATCTTACGGAAATCAATCTTACGGAAATCAATCTTACGGAAATCAATCTTACGGAAATCAATTTCAAGGAAATCAACCATTTGTTTTGAAAAAGAATTTAAGAACTGGTCAAATTATTATGGAAGAACCGAAACAAACTTTTTTATCAAACTATTCAGGAGATGATTATATAAATTTAGCTATACAATTACAAGCAACTGGAAAATTTAGCTATATAGTACAGGTTGAGGATGATAATATGTTACCTGAAATGATAGAAACTCGTCTTCCTGTTGGTGTTGGTGCTCCATTCGCAGCTGGAGATAATATAGATAGAAATCATCTATCAGCTGACGATCAAGCTCTTGTTCCTGATTTATCTGCAGCACCAGTAGGAGGAATAAGTGCATTTGACCAATTAAAAAATGTACAAAAAGCTATGGGTGGTGGAGCTTATCAAAATTTCTTATCAATTTACGGATTAGAAGATACTCATATTAATATAAGAGATGCTTTTAATAGTATAAATGATGAATTTAGAAGATTATCTGGAAATGATATGAGACGTTTATCTCGACAAGACTTTATAATTTTCAGGAAGCATTTAATAGAAGATACAGCAAAATCTGTTAATTGTGTATGTTCACCAAGATTAATTGCTCTTGTATTATTATGTGTTATCAATATATATGATAAACGTGTTTATCAAAATAATTTTAATGTAGCAATGGATGGAAGACGCCGTAGAAGAAGTAGCAAGAGATCTAAGAGATCTAAGAGATCTAAGAGATCTAAGAGATCTAAGAGATCTAAGAGATCTAAGAGATCTAAGAAATCTAAGAGATCTAAGAGATCTAAGAGCGTTGATGGAAAGAGACGTAGAAGATCCAGATCTAATAAATCAAGGAGATCCAGATCTAAAAGTAAGAGCGTTGATGGAAAGAGACGTAGAAGATCCAAAAGCAAGAAATCAAGATCTAAGAGTAGACGTAAATCTAAGCATATGTCTGCAAAAAAACTTTTAAAATTATTACGTAAATTGTAATTAAAATATTTTATTTTTTATTTAAATATAAATAAAAAATGCCTTCTTTTCCTATAATAAAATTATATAAAAACATAAAAAATGGTTTAATTTATAGAGATGACAATGATATAAAGACAATATTAAATAAATATTCAGAAGAAGATTATATATTATTATTTAGGATGATTCATTTTGTATCAAAAGATAAAAAAATGGAATTAAAAATAAATGGAGAGAATAGTATAAATGCTATAAATTTGTTCTCTAATATAGCACAAAATATAATAAAACAAAAAGAAGAAGTATATAATAAACTATTAAAAAAAAAAGAAAGCAAAATAAGTTTAGATAAATTTAGAAAACATATTGGTGTATTAAAAATAGATCATATTAGTTTAGATAACTTTCAAGGAGATTTTATATCATTAACAATTGATAATTTTATGGATTATATGGGTAAAATAGAAGATAGAAACTTAACTTTATTAGCCAATTTTGCAAAAGCTACAGGTGGAATAGTATATGATAATCTTTTAAAAATATCAAATATAGAAGATAGTAACATAAATATAAAAAAATTATTTGAAGAAATATCTTCACAATTTATAATAGATAATCCATCTATTTTTAATCGTTCGAACGAAGATTATGAAATATGGAGAAATAGATTAATAAGAGATACTCTAAGAAATTTTAATTATGTTAATACGAACAAAGATATATTTTGTTTTATTTTATTACATATATTTAATCTAGCGAAAAATAAAATAAATATTATGAATTTCGAAGAATTAGATGGGATAAAATGGAAGAAAAAGAAAAGGAAATCAAAAAAGAAACGAAGTAAATCAAGAAAGAAAAAGAAGTTTAAAAGTTAATCTTTTCTTCAAATAATGAACCGACTGGTTTAAATATATCTTGGTTCTTAACAGTCCCGTGAAAATCATATTTTGTTTTATTAAAATTATCTCTAAATTGATTGATAGTTAAATTCCCACCATATTCAATTAACAATCTCCAATGAGGAGCAGGATTAATGACGATGTTTTTAATACCAAACATATCAAAATAAAGTTTGGATAGTAAGAATTCAGAATGTTCATATAAAACATTATGTTTATTATCTTTAATAAAAGCTTTACAACAATTAAAAGAACAGAAAATACCATCAGACGAATAAAATTCTTTTTTATCAATATTGATTTGAGAAGAATTATTAAGAGGGATAAAAACGAATGATTTTTGAGTATCTAACATATTTTTTTTGTAATTGGTAATATTTTCTTTAATAGTATAATTATCTTTACTAACTTCAGAATAATATTTTTTAACTGCTTTATTGGATATAAATTTAATAGGACATCCTATAGGTCTAGAATCGAAAGGATGTCTACACCAATAGCAAGAATATTTTAAAAATTCGGTATCTTTACCTGTTGTAAAATCGATAATAGAAACAGTACATTGATAAATACGTTTAGTTTCATCGAGAAAAGATATAATATTACATGAAGTATTTGAGTTTAGATCCGAAAGTTCAGTAATTTTTGTAGTATTATCAGGTGGTTTTTCATTAGTAAAAATATTAGAAATGATGGTAATACCATATTTTTGGTCGATTTTTTCAGTATTAATATTGCATAAAGTAAAAATATACTTTTTACTCTTTCTAGTTTTCTTGTTGATATTATTAGTCTTGGGCATTTTATATTTAATATTTATATATAAAATGTAATTCATTTTTTAAATTTCTTTTAATTAAAAATATTTTTAGCGCAAGGATTAGATAACATATTAAAAAATACAAAAGGGGTTGTAAAGGTAATAGATAATATAGAATTAATAAGTAATTCATGATTATTTTTAGAACATTTTTTGGTTATAATTATAGCATAAATAAATATAATTAATTCAAGAAAGAAGAATATAATGGCAAAAATAAATAATAAGTAAATAGATAAATAATCGTAATCATAATCGTTTCTATAATTTTCTTTAAGTTTGCTTAAATCATTGGCGCAATTTTTTAAAAATAAACATGATAATAACATTTTTATTAATATAAATAAAATAAGTTATATTAATTAAAAAAGTATGAATTTTTCATTTCTAAAAAATAAAAGTTTTGATGAATTAAAACAAATAGGAAAAGAAATAGAAATAAGTGAAGAAAAATATAAAACAAAGAATGAATTAATAAATGAAATAATAAAATGTTTTAAAGAATATGAAGAATACAAAACTAATAAAATAGATAGATATGAAATAATAAAACAATTAGGAGAAAAGGGTAAAGAAGGTATAACTTATCTCGTAAAAGACAAAAAAACTGGTTTAGAATATGCTATGAAAACTTTTAATAAAAGAAAATCGATTGAAAATATAAAGAAAGAAGCAGAATTGCAAAAGAAATCATCAGAGAAAGGTATAAGTCCAAAGGTTATAGATGTAGATACAGTTTCAAATTATATAGTAATGGAACGAATGGATGAACATTTATTTGATGTAATGAAAAGACAGAAAGGTAATTTAACTGAATTTCAACAGAAACAATTACTTGATATATTTATAAAATTAGATGAAGCGAATGTATTTCATGGAGATTCAAATATATTAAATTATATGTTAAAGAACGATAAAATATATATAATCGATTTTGGAATGAGTAAACTAATTGATTTGAAATTAAAAAAAAAATTAAAAGAAGAAAGACCTAATTTTACTTTAATGAATCTCGGATTTATAATAAAATTAAAAGAATTAAAATGTCCTGAAACTGCTTATTCGTATTTGATATCTTTTGTTTCGGAAGAAAATAAAACAAAATATGGATTATAATTTATATTTAAAGAAATCCTTTAACTTTATATTTGATAAAGATTTTTTTATTCTAAACTTTAAAAGAAAGAAGAAAAGAAATCCTTTACTTATTATGAAATAGATTATAAAAAAAAATATTTTTTATTTTGTTTTAAATAAAAATGTTTGAAGATATATTTAAATTCTTTACGAAAGAAAATTATAAAAGTAGCGGTAAAATGATGGCTCCTAAACCTAATTTAGGTGATTGTATAAACACAGGTGAATGGAAAAATCCATCTATGGTAGATGATTGTGTTAAATGTGTTGAAAATCCCGGTTATTATGGTGAAAATCAATTTTATTGTGGTGGTAAATGTATGTCAGAATATGATACAGCGCAAAAATGTTCAACAAAATCATTAGTAGCAAAAACAGTAGGTCAATGTTCTGCACCATGTGTTCAAGTAGCAGCGCCATCATTAGGTGGATGTTCAGATAAATTTGATTGCGGAAATGGAATGAATTGTGTAAGAGGTATGTGTGTTCCAAAAACAAATGAACAATATGGAGATTATGATTATGCATTGAATATGGCATCAACAAAATCAGGATTTTATGGTAAAGACAAATTACATATTGGAGTATTATAAATACAAAGTTAAAGGATTCTTTTAAAGTTTAGAAATAAAAATCTTTTTCTAAATACAAATTTAATTTTAAAATTATTTATGATATTATAAAAAAATGATTTAGTAAAATAGTTTAAACATAAAATATAAAATATAAAATGAATCCAGAGCAAGATGATGGAAATATTGAATATAAGTTAAAATTGATATCAAAATCTGACGAAAGAATACAAGAATTAATAACTCAGATGAGATTTCGTTGTATGGAAGGAAATGGAGAATGTTTTTATAATTTAGGTGTGGAAGATGATGGAAATTTGGTTGGAATAACAAATGAAGAATATGAAGAAACGATAAGAACATTAAATATCATAGCAGAAAAAAATGACTATCATGTTCAAATTCTTTCTAAAAACAACGTATGTGAAAACAAAAATATATATGAAGTACTAATTAGAGAAAATAATAATAAATATATAGATATTAAAGTATGCGTCGCAGGAAATGTAAATGCATCTAAAAGTTCAACAATCGGATGTTTAGTTACAGGAAATTTAGATAATGGAAGAGGCTTATCAAGAATGTCAGTATTTAATTATGTACATGAATTAAAAACAGGTAGAACATCATCAATATCACATGAGATACTTGGATATGATTATAAAGGAAATATAATAAATTATCAGGGTTTAAATAAATTATCATGGAGTGAAATAGTGCAAAGGAGTTCAAAAATTATATCTTTTTTTGATTTAGCAGGTCATGAAAAGTATTTAAAGACGACTATTTTAGGACTTTCAACTTCTATACCAAATATATGTATGATATTAATCGCCGCAAATGATGGTATTTCTAAAATGTCGAGAGAACATATATTTTTATGCATAACTTTGAAAATACCTTTTATTTTTGTGATTAGTAAAATTGATTTATGTAAAAGCAAGCAGAATATTTTAGAAGAAACAATACAAGGGGTGAATAAATTATTAAAACATCCTACTGTTAGAAAAATACCTATTCACGTCAAAAACAATGAAGATATAATATTAAGTGCGAAAAATATATATAGTAATAGTATAGCACCTATCTTTCAAATAAGTAATGTATCTGGTGAAGGATTAGATAATTTAAGAATGTTTTTTAACATAGTTGGAGAAAAACCAAAAACTGGTGATAAAACAAATGTTGAATTTTTCGTTGATAATATTTTCCAAGTTAAAGGTGTTGGTATAGTACTTGGAGGTCATTTATTATCCGGAAGTATAAGAGTAGGTGATAATTTATTAATAGGACCGAACGTGGATGGTAGTTACGAACCAATAACGATAAAATCAATACATTCGAAAAAAGTTAATGTTCAAACGATATCGTACGGAGGGTATGTTTGTCTATCGTTTAAAAAAATAGATCGTAAAATGATAAGGAAGGGAACGGTAATAATATCACCTAAATCTGAACAGTTGGCTGTGAAAACTTTCGATGCAAAAATTGATGTGATGAGGACTCATTCAACAACTATAAAAGAAGGGTATGAACCATTATTATGCATAAATTCAATAAGACAAACGGTTCAAATTCTTGAAATAAAAGATAAGAAAAATTCAAGGAATGTAATACAAGATGATAATGTTTTAAGAACCAATGATTCTGCAAATGTAAAATTGAAATTTAAATATCGACCTGAATATATTAAATCGGGTTCAAGATTTATTATGTGTGAAGGACATTTAAAAATAGTTGGAGAAGTTTGTTAATAATTTTTAAACTTTGTTTTAGTTTACAGTTGAATTTTCAAAAATGGGACACCTGTAATTAAACTGGATATTAAGTCTAATTCTTGTTTTTGTGTTTTATTACCTTTAAGGTAACTAAACAGCCAATTCTTTTGTAATACCGACTTTCACGGTTTCCC